GCCTGTGGATTTAGTGAGACTATAGCTTCGGGTACTAGCGTTACATACGAACCAATCTCAGCTAGTTTTTCATCTGTCACTATTCACTATAACGTAGATGGTGTAAGGCATATTGTTACTGGTTGTAGAGGAACATTTAGTCTTAATGCGTCCGTTGGCGAAATTCCTTCGATTGATTTCAGTTTTACTGGGATATACAACGCTCCAACAGATACAGCATTACCTTCTGTTACTTACGGAAACCAAGCAAATCCATTAATCTTCAAAAATGGAAATACAACCAGTTTTCAGTTATTGTCTTACGCTGGTGCGTTGATGAATTTAACAATGGATGTTGGTAATTCTCTTGTCTATAGAGAACTTGTTGGTGGTACAAAAGAAGTTTTGTTAACAGATAGAGCAGCTAATGGTTCTGTAACAATAGAAGCCCCAACAATGGCACAGAAAGATTACTTTGCTGCTGCTTTAGTTGATACAACATTAGGTAACTTGACTGTTACTCATGGTACTGCTGCTGGTAATATCTGTAGATTTAGTAGCACTAAAGTTGATATTGGTGATGTTGCTTACGGAGAAGCTGATGGAGTTACTATGTTAGAAATTCCATACACACTTGTCCCAAGTTCGGCCAATGATGAAATGAGCTTGGTCTTTACTTAGTAAGTATTGACTACTAAGGTAGAGTAGAAGAGTATATAGCTTAATTTATGGCATTTGTTAGAAAGAAGACCAAGGTCTATTCTTGGCCTGTGGAAGTTGAAACTCCTAGTGAAACTAAAATAGGTGAATTTGATACAACAAGTTTTACTGGAAAATTTGTGCGTTTGTCTAGAAACGAACTTGATACTTTTGATTCTTCGACAGAATTTGAGGCTTTAAAAAAAGTATTAGTTGGATGGGAAGACGTTAATGAGGAGGATGGAACACCTATAGAGTTTTCAGATAAGTCATTAAAGGAATTTTCAGAAGATATTGATTTTGTTGCTGGTGTTTTAGAAGCTTTTAAGAAATTCTATGCTAATGCACAATCGGGAAACTAACTGATGCTGCTTTATATTGGGCTTCGGGTGGCAAACAGGTTATAGATGAAACACTTAAAGACGCTGCTGCGTTTGGTGTAAAAATCGAGGAGCAACCAGAAAAAGAAGAAGATTTTGAGGTTTTCCAAGAGAATTGGGATATTGTAATGATGTTTTTACGTTGTCAAACACAATGGAACACAACCTTTGGAGGTGTAGTAGGATTAAAGTATGAGGTTTTATTACTTGATGGAGGACTGTTTGACCTTTATCATGTAGATAACCGACAAGAAATGCTCGAAGGATTGCAACTAATGGAAGCTGTCGCTATTACAGAATCTAACAAGGAGAAAAAATAGTGGCGCAAAATATAAATGTAGAAACTATTAGGTTAAAACTACAAGATTTTGGTAAATTAAAATCTGTTAGTGGTGCTTTTAATAAATTAAACAAAAGTCTTGCTTTTACACCAAAGCAAATAAATGAAACTATAAAATCAATAACAAAATTTGACCAAAGAACAAAAGGAGCGAATAAAACATCAGTTCGTAGTGTTGCTACATACAATAAACAAATAGCAGCATTAAGAGAATTACAAAATAATGTTGCTATAGGTGGTAAAGCATATAGAGCCTTTGGAGCAGAAGCAGATAGATTGAGAGCGCAATTAGAAGCACTTACAAATACACAAAAGAAACAAAAAGGATTTTTTGGAAAAATAGGGGTTGGAGGAAGAGCAGCACTTGGAGCAGCAGCAGGGTCATTAACAGCAGGGTTGGGTAGTACAGCCCAACTTGCTTTTACTGGTGGTGCTGTAGGTGGTGCGGCTGGTGCGGCTATTGGTGCTGGATTAGGAGCAGTAGTAGATACTGCTAAATTTTCAGCCGAGTCTGCAACTTATGCGTCAGAGATCCAAAAATTAAGAATAGCTTTAAAAGGTGTAACTAAAGATCAAATTACTTATGAAAAAGGTCTTTCTGTAATTACGGAAACATCAAAAAGACTAAATGTACCAATAGCTGCATCCACTAAACAGTTTACAACTTTATCTGCATCTGTTCTTGGTGCTGGTGGAAGTATAGAAGATGCAGAAACAGTATTTGTGGGTGTTTCAGAAGCTATTAAAGCAACTGGTGGTAATGCAGAAGATGTACAATCTGCGATTCGAGCAATGTCTCAAATCTTTGGTAAAGGTAAGGTATCTGCTGAAGAACTACAAGGCCAGTTAGGTGAGAGACTAGCTGGTGCTGTTGTCAAATTTGCAGAAGCAAATAATAGTAGCTTGGCACAACTACAAAAAGACTTAAGGGATGGAACTGTTGGGCTAGATAAAGTTATTGCATTTGCTAAAAAATTAAATGTTGATTTTGGTAAAACAGCAGAACAAGTTGCAAATTCATCTGCTGATGCAGGGCAAAGATTAAAAGTTCAAATGGATAATTTAAAACTTGCTGTAGGTGAAGCTGTATTACCTCTTGGTGCTGCTTTTCAAACAACATTTGGGGAGATGGCGCAGGCAGTTCTTGATTCTCAAGGTGCTATGAAAGGTATAACATTAACTATAAAATCTCTTGGAGCTTTTGCATTAGCGACTGTTGAAGCTGTCAGGTTTTTAACAAGAGCTTTAGTAGATCAAGTTAAAATTATGAACGCTATAAAGAGGTTTGATTTTAAAGAAGCAATAGCGATTGGCGACAAAGGATTAGGAGATACAGCACAACAATTTAAGAAAAATTTAGAAACATTTAAAAAGATTTTTGGAATAGGTCAAGACAGCGCAGAAGGTGATACATCTGGAACAACAAGTGGAACATCTGGCGGCTTACCTCCTTTGCAAGACTTAACTAAATCACCATTAAAATCATTTGCTGAAAGTGCATTTAAGTTTGCTGAACAGGCTGAGAACGCAGTTGTAAATGCTTTTAAAGGAATGGAAGATGCAATGGTTAAGTTTGTAATGACAGGAAAACTTAATTTTAAAGATCTTGCAAATTCTATAATTTCTGATTTAACAAGGATGCTTATAAGGGCAGCTATAACCAAACCTTTATTTGGTTTCTTATTCCCCGGATTAAAAGACGGTGGGGTTGTAAATGGTGGTGAAATTGTGAAGAGTGCTAAAGGTAATGTTTTTGCTGGAAACAAAATCATTCCTTATGCAATGGGAGGCATAGTAAATAAACCAACTGTATTTCCAATGGCAAATGGAATGGGACTTATGGGCGAGGCTGGGCCAGAGGCAGTCATGCCATTGAAGCGTGGTTCTAACGGAAAACTTGGAGTGCAAAGTTCTGGGGGAGTCGGTAATATAGTTGTGAATGTAGACGCTTCTGGAAGTTCTGTTGAAGGTAATTCTGCACAGTCTCAAGAATTTGGTAGGGCTTTAGCTTCTGCTATACAATCGGAATTGTTAAAACAAAAAAGACCGGGAGGACTTTTAACATAAATGGCAAACTTTCCTTCTATTGAACCTAGTTTTAGCGTTACTAAAAAGTCTAAGCCTTTAACTAAGGTGGTAGCTTTTGCAGATGGATTTGAACACCGCCTCGGCTTTGGCTTGCCAAATCATCAAGACCCAAAACAATATAGTTTGAAATGGGAAAACATAACAGAAGAAGAATCAGATACTATTGAATATTTCTTGAAGGAACGTGCTTTTGATAAGGCTACTTTTACTTATGCTCCACCTAATGAAGCGTTTACCAAAACAGGAACTTATGTACAAAGTAGTACAACAATAACTATTACTATTGCAAACCATAGATTGTTTGCAGGTGATTCTATTGTTATAGATTTCACTTCTGGCTCTTCGGCTGATGGTACATATATTGTTTCTTCTGTTACTAATCCAAATGTTTTTGTGGTGACTGCAGCAAGTGGAGCAACAGCTAATGGTAATGTATCAATCACCAAAACAGCAGCATATAAATTTATATGTCCAGAATGGAGCAAAAAGATGGATGTACCTAATTTAGCCACAATCACAGCTACATTTGTGGAAAAATTTGAGCCATGACAATTGATACAGCACCTGTTTTTAGTGATGTACAAAAGGTTAATCCTTCATCAATAATTGAATTATTTAAGCTTGAATTAAAAGAAGGTTTGAATTATGAAACAGGTAACCCTACAGGTGTGACTACAGAGCATAGATTTCATGCTGGTACTAATTTAAATGCTAATGGTGAAATTGTTTGGAATAGTGAAAGCTATCTAAGATTTCCTGTAGAAGCTACAGGTTTTGCTTTTCAAAGAGGACAGTTACCAAGACCAACAATAACTATTAGTAATATGGGAACTCCAAATATGTCTGCGGTTTTATTGGCTGCAAATGCTTTTACTGCTGGAAATGATTTAACAGGTGCAAAGGTTACACGAATACGAACAATGGCAAGATTTTTAGATACTGCTAATTTTTCTGGTGATACAAATCCATTTGGGACTCCTGATCCTGATGCAGAGTTTCCTAGAGAAGTTTATTACATAGATAGAAAATCAGCAGAAAACAGAACAGTTGTTCAGTTTGAATTGGCTGCAATTTTTGATATAGCTGGCATTCGTGCGCCAAAACGACAATGTACTAGAGATGTATTTCCTTCTATTGGTACGTTTATAGGATGAGTTGGAAAGATTCTGCATTGGTTCATGCGAAAGACCAAGATCCTAAAGAAGCTGTAGGACTTTTATTGAATATTAAAGGTAAAGAAAGATATTTCCCATGTCGTAATTTGTCAATGACCCCACTTCAATGTTTTATTCTTGATCCAGAAGATTATGTGAAAGCAGATAAATTAGGAGATATTATTGGTGTTTTTCATAGCCACCCTATATCATCACCAGAACCTACACAAGCAGATAAAGTTAGTTGCGAAGATAGTAATCTTCCTTGGTATATTGTTAATCCACAATCAGAAACTTGGGCATATTATGAACCTCAAGGATACAAAGCTCCGTTACTTGGTAGGGAATGGGTTTGGGGTATAACAGATTGCTGGAGTTTAGTTCGTGATTATTATCAACAAGAAAAAAATATTAGTTTGATAGATTATGAAAGACATATGACTCCAGAAGAGTTTTTACATAATCCATTGTTTGAGCAATATGCAAAAGATACTGGATTTAGAGAACTAGATAAAGATGAAAACTTAGAAAAGGGTGATGTATTATTAATGTCAATATTGCATCCAACTTTAAATCATGTAGCGATTTTTCTTGGAGATATGGTTTTACATCATTTAGCCGATAGACTATCTTGTAGAGAACCATATTCTGAGTGGTTACAAAAATGTACTGGAAAGAGGTATCGTTATGCTCAGAAAAGTTAAATTACATGGAGAACTTGCTAAGTTTGTAGGGCATGAAGAATTTGAAGCGGTTGTAAAAACAACAGCAGAAGCAGTTAAATTTTTAATAACAAATTTTCCAAAATTAGAAGCATATATGAGTGATAAATATTATCAAGTATTAGTTGGAGATACTGAGCTTGATGAAGAACAAATCCATGATCCTATAGGTAAATCTGATATACATATTGTTCCTGTGATTACAGGTGCTGGTGGTAGTAGTTTTAATAGGATTTTATTAGGCGGTGCATTGATTGGAGCAAGTTTCCTATTTCCCGGTGCTGGTATATTTGGTAAAGCTGGAGCAGAGCTAACAGGGGGTGTTGTTACTGGATTTGCTGCAAAAGTTGGAGCGGCTGTTAGTGTTATTGGTGCAGGGATGGTTTTGAATGGTGTTTCTGAAATATTATTCCCATTACCTACACCAGAAGAACAAGAAGATGATCCAAGAATATCTTTTAACTTCTCAGGAGTGCAAAATACATCGAG